TGGGGCCAGGAGCCGACGCCGCGCACCGACATGATCAAGGACTACGGGTTCCGGCCCGGCGTCGCGATCGAGGAGCTGCTGGGGGTGAAGAAGATCAACTTCAACGGCGTGCAGAACGGCATCGTCACGGTCTTCGCCGCCGCGGCGGCCGACTCGTAGCGTTTTAATTTCGCCACAGAGGCACGGAGACACAGAGGGAGTCGGGCGTCTCCGCCGCATGGCGCCCCCGTCGCACTAAGGGTCCAGTCCCGCGGTTGTCTCGATGCGCGCGGAGCGCGCGGCCTCATCGCCGGCGCCCGTTAGCTTCACGTCATCGCGAAGCTGCATCACACCCTCCGTGTCTCTGCGCCTCTGTGGTGAACCTCTCCCATCCTCACTCACTTTGAAAGGAGCGCAGGCCGATGGCTACCGCTTATCAGACCTCCAACTACGCCAATGCTCAGCCGGCCGGCACGGGTCATGGCGAGTTCAAGATCAACACCCACCTGCACGCGATCAGCCCGACGATCTCCACCTGGGCGAGCGGCGACACCATCCTGATCGGCTATCTGCCGATCAACGCCGTCGTCGTCGGCGCGGTGCTGAAAGCCGCCAGCCAGCTGGACAGCAACGGCGCGCCGACGCTCGCCTTGAGCTTCGGTTCGGTGGCGACGCCGGCGCTCTTCAAGAGCGCGATCACCACGGTGGGCCGCGCTTCCGGCGCCAGCGCCGACATCGGCACGGGCATCACCGCGGCGGGCTATCTCTACAAGAACACCACCGGCGCGAAGCTGCCGATCCTGGTCACCGTCACCACCGGCGCGGCGACTCCCGTGGCCGGGACGATCGAGGCGGACGTGGAGTACTACGTCGAGGATACGCCGGGATCGAATCCCTAAGCGGGGGGTTTTTCGGCAGTCCCTCCGGCGCCGGGCGCGGCCATCCGGCCGCTTGGCTCGCTCCACTCTCGCCCTTCGCAAGCGAAGGACTTCGTTACGCGGGGCCTCAATGGCCCAGGCGCCCGCTCCGCGGGAAATTTTCGGTCTGTCCCTCAAGCGCCGGGCGCGGCCATCCGGCCGCTTGGCTCGCTTCGCTGCGCTGCGCGGGGCCTCAATGGCCCAGGCGCCCGCTCCGCGGGGTTGTTCGTTAGTCCCTCAAGCGCCGGGCGCGGCCATCCGGCCGCTTGGCTCGCTTCGCTGCGCTGCGCGGGGCCTCAATGGCCCAGGCGCCCGCTCCGCGGGCTTTATTAGATAGTCACCATCAACACGGAGAGCGCGGATGCGGCTTCGCTATGTGGGCGACCTCGCCGTCACGACGGTCTGGGGCGCCACCTTCTACCGCCGTCGCTGGACGGCCAGTCACGGCTTGAGCGACGAGCTGGCCTTGCGCCTGGCCGACAATCCTACGTTCCAGGCCGATGACGGCGCGGGGGACGATCCGATCCCGTTCGACGACCTGCCGGCGCCGGCGCCCGCGGCGCCGGTCAACGATGTGGCCGACGCGCCCGAACCGGGCACGGACGGCGCGCCCAATCCGAAGACCTGAGTCATGGCCACCGTCCGCGTGGCGATCGCCCGGGCCATGCGCGATCTGCGGGCGATCGCGCCGGGGGACGACCCCACGACCGACGAGCTGATTGCTGGCCTGGAGGCGGCTCAGACCCTGATCCTGGAGCTGCACGAGGCGCGCGGCCCATTGTGGCAGGTCGACGCCGCCAGCGACTATGTGGCCGGCCAGAACCAGCGCGTGCGGGTGGAGGCGGGCGATACGATCTCGGTGACCCTGCCCAACGCGGTGGCGATGTGGGGACAGTATGAGCCCTATGACTACGGCTTCACGCCGCTGATCAACGGCCAGCCCTATACGCCGGCGGGATCGACCGGGCCGGCCGACTATGTGGAATGGAAGGCGCCGGACGACGGCGCGCGGATCGAGATCGTCGGGGCGACCCAGGCGCTCTATTTCTACCGCGCCGATCTCAATCAATGGATGCCGGCGCTGGGGCTGACGGTGGACGCCGAACTGCCGTTAAACGAACGGCTGACGGCGCATTTCGAGGCCCTGCTGGCCGAAGCGTTAGCCGATACCCACTCTACCGCCGCGGCGCCGCCGCTGGTGCTGCAGAAGCGCATCGCACGCGCCAGGGCGGCGATGTTCCTGCAGAGCGGGCGCCACCGGTCGCATCACGCGGGCGAGTATTTTTAAGGCGAGCATCGGGGTGGTGGCTTTGCGCCCCCTCCGTCCGCTTCGCGGCCACCTCCCCCGCAGACGGGGGAGGCGTTCAACCGCCAACCTCCTCCCCTGTCGCGTAGACGACGGGGAGGGGGCGCAGAGCGGCCTCCGAACCCAGCTGAAAGCACACCGTATGAACTGGCAGATGGTCTCCGCGCTGTCGGGGATGATGGCGCTTGTCGGGGCGTTTGTCTGGCACCTGATCCGCTATGCCTATGACCAGGGCAAGACCCATCAGCGGCTGACCGAAATCGAGACGACCCAGGCGGCGCATGACGCGCTGCCGAGCGTGGTCAGCGCGCTGAACGCGACCGTCCGCGCGCTCGATGAGAGCGTCAAGCGGATGGACGGCTCGATCTCACAGATTTTCAGCCACGCGCTGGACGACGCCCGTCTGGCCAACTCGAGGAGGTGAGGCATGGACCTGTCATCGGCGGCGACCGATCTGAAGCAGGACGAGGGCTGCCGCCTGAGCGCCTATCCCGACCCCCTGAGCGGGGGAGAGCCGTGGACGATCGGCTATGGCTGCACGGGGCCGGACATCCATGAGGGCACGGTCTGGACCCAGGCCCAGGCCGACGCGGCGCTGCTGTCGCGGATCGCGGCGCTGACGACGGAGCTGGGCCACGCGCTGCCGTGGTTCGCCGCCCTGAGCGAACCGCGCCGGAGCGTCCTCATCAACATGGCCTATAACCTGGGTCTAGCAGGGCTGCTGGCGTTTCACGCCACCCTGAGCGCGATGGCGCAGGGCAAGTTCGAGGCCGCGGCGCGCATGATGCTGGACAGCCGCTGGGCGCGGCAGGTTCCAGGGCGGGCCGCGCGGCTGGCGCTGATGATGCGCACCGGAGCGCGGTCATGACCGCCGATCTCATCGCCAATGCGCTGGGCCTGGCGCTGCTGATCGCGCTGACGGCGCTGTTCTGGAAACTCGCGGCGCCGAGGGACGACGAATGAACGGCTTTTTCGTCAGCGTCTCACTGATCGCCCTGACGGCGGCCGGCGCGGGGTGGCTCGGCTATGAATTCCGCGCCGGCCAGGACGCCAAGGCCACGCTGCACCAGGCGGCGCGCACGGTTGGCGTGATCGAAAGGGCCGACCAGATCACCCAGGCCGCCGCGATCTCCGCCGAGGCCGGGCACGACCACATCGTCACCCTCACCCGTACGATCACCAAGGAGATTCCCAGTGTGCTCACGCCGCGCGTGGATCGCGACTTTCCTCTCAGCGTCGGCTTTGTGCGCCTGCACGACGCCGGGGCCCTCGGTCTTGACCTGTCCGCCGTTCCCGCGCCCGCCGGCCAGTCTGATGACGCCGCCAGCGCCGTTACGAGCGGCGCTCTCGCCCAGGTCATAACCGCCAACTACGGCGCCTGCCGCGACGACCAGGCGCGCCTGACCGAACTGCAAGGCTGGCTGACCCAGCAGGAGCACACCCATGAACCGTGATCCCGGCGCGCTCGTCGCGCTCACCAACCTGGCCATTGTCGCGACGGTGGCGGCCCTGGCGCTCTTCGGCATGGCCGATCACATCGAGCCCAATGCGGCGGTGATCACCGGCCTCTTCGCCCTGGCGACCGTGTCGGGAAACGGCCGCACACCCCCAAACTCCCCGGCCTAAGGAGGGCTGAAACCATGTCTCTGATGAGCGCCATTTCCACCGAGTGGACGATTGTCAAAGCCGACTTCCACGGCTTCATCGCCAAGGTGGCGAGCGCGGTGAAATATGTCGAAACCGAGGCGGGCAAGCTGCTGGCCTGGGTGAACACGACCGATCCCGCCGTGGGCGCCGCGCTGGCGGTGCTGATCCATGACGGCGAGGTCGCCCTCGAGGACCTGGCCACGGCGTCGAGCACGGGCCTGGCGACCACCATCAACGCCCTGGCCACCGGCGTGGAAACCTCGATTGCTAATGCCATCCAGGCCAGCGGCCTGAATATCAACGACAAGACCGTGCTGACCGCCGCCGATGTGGCGACGATCAGCGCCATCTCCAGCGCCGGGCAGTCGGCGGTGCAGGCGGCGATCGTCAAGGTCACCGGCGCGGTGGCGCCGGCCGCCAGGGCTCCGGCGGCGACGGGAGTCTAGGGGGTGGCCAAGGGGGCGAGCTTCGACAATCAGCTGCTGCAGCTGATCTTCAACGCCGTGGCGATCGCGGGCCTGGCGCAGAACGCGGCCACGAGCCCGCTGACCAGTCTCTATGTGGCGCTGCATTCGGCCGATCCGACGGCGAGCGGCACGCAGGCGACCAATGAGGTGGCCTATTCCGGCTACGCCCGCGTGGCCGTGGCGCGGGCCTCGGGCGGCTGGACGATCTCGGGGAGCAGCGTCTCGCCCGTGGCCGCGATCGGCTTTCCGGCCTGCACGGGCGGGACCGCGACGGCGACGAATTTCTCCATCGGCACGGCCGCCTCGGGGACGGGGGAGATCCTCTACACCGGCGCGATTTCGCCGACGATCGCCATCAGCAACGGGGTGACGCCGCAGCTGACGGCGGCCAGCACGATCACCGAGAGCTGAGGGACCAGTCGAGGGACGCCGTAAATAAATGGTTAACAGGCCTTGACTCGCGGCCCATATGCGGCGAGATTTTGTCGGCATTCTTCGTGCGAGAGGGTTGGGCGATGACCACTAAGCTTTTGGCCGCTTGTCTGGGCGCCAGCGCGGCGCTGGTGTTTTCAGCGTCGGCCGCGAACGCGGGCATCGACCTGACGACTCTAACGCTCAACGGCAACGCCGCGGCGTCGATCAACGATCTGAACCTCGCCAACGACACAGGCTCAGAAGCGTCCAGCGGGTTCATCGCAACGCCGATCAGCTCCAACAGCTACATTTCCGGGTCGTTCGATTTCACTCTGGTCGACACGGCGTCGATTGCCGCCTACGGCGCCCAGGCGGACGGGATAGCTTTCGTCATTCAGAACGATCCCGCCGGAGCGAGCGCGCTTGGCGGCGGTGGCGGCAATATTGGCGCCGCGGGGATCGCCAACAGCATCGGGATCGGCTTCCAGAGCTGGTCCAACAACCACGCGACGATCTTCAAAAGCACCGATGTAGGGTGCGGTGTCGTCTACTGCGGCACCGGGGCGCTCGGGAACTTCAGTTTGGGTCAAAACCCCCGCAACGATGTCCATGTTACGTTCAATTACTCCGGCGGCATCCTGAGCTATACGGCGACCAACTCCGATACGTCGCAGTCGATCAGCGACAGCCTGACCTTTTACCTGCCAGCTCTTGGACCGCAGGTCTATCTCGGCTTCACCGGCGCCACGGGCCTGGGCTACGCCAACCAGGACGTGAGCAATGTGGTCTTCAACGTCTCCCCGGCTCCCGAGCCGGCGGCCTGGGCGACGATGCTGCTGGGCCTGGGTCTTGCCGGCGCGGCGCTGCGCCGGCGGACCGTTCGCGCCTGATACTCTGCGTCATTGCCGAACTCGGCAAAGGCCGCCCCACCCGGGCGGCCTTTCAACGTGGGCCATGCGTGGCTCATCCCCAAATCCCGCTCATCCCGACGAAGGTCGGGATCCAGAACCGGCGCGCGCTCCATCTGGCAAGTTGGGCTCGATACCCGAAGACTGGATCCCCGCGTTCGCGGGGATGAGCGGGCTTTTTGGGGTCAATCGAGGCCAAGCGTGTCGAATTCAGCCCCTGTGGGCCTTCGCCGGGGCGTGGGTCGCCGGGTTTCCTAGTGCGGGCGGGGGCGCCCGCGCTCCGGGGAGGAGAGATCAGCGGGACGGCGGGTCGATCTGGCGCAGGAAGGTCCAGCGGCCGCGGTGCTTGTCGACTTCGAACCAGGCGCTTTCGCCTTCGAACTCGGGGACCTGATCCGGGGAGAAGAACCGGTCGGGATGGCGGCGGTCGCCGCCTTCGGTGACGAAGAACAGGGTCTGACCGCCGGCCTCGGGCAGGGTGCGGCGGCGGAGCAGCTTCACGGGCAGGGGCATGCGGGGCATGTTCTTGTTTTGTTCTGGATGGTCGGGTGAGTCAATGGGGGCGTGGCCGCGCCCCCTCCGGCGCTACGCGCCCTCGGCCATTTCATGGCCTCTACCCCCGTGAACGGGGGAGGAGAGATGGAGCGCTTGAATGAGCGACAATGTCATTCTGCCGGCGACCGGATCGGTCGTGCGGACGGTCGCGCGGGGCGCGGCCGGGCCGCAGGCGCAGGTCCAGGTGCTGGATATCGGCGGGGAGAACGGCGAGCAGCTGGCGACGCCGAGCCCGAACGGCAACCTTACCGTCAATATCGGCGAGGCCGGCGGCGCGGCCTTGCCCGATGGCGCGATGCCGGTCTCGATCGCCGGCGATCCCAATGGCGATTTCGCCGGGATCAACATCCTGGAAAAGCTGGTCGACAGCGCCGGCGACCTGGCGCTGAGCGCGCGGGTCCTCAATCCGGTCGCCACCGATCAGAACAACGCGACGATCCTCAGCGATGCGCCGGCGGCGATATTGGTCGGCCCCCTGAACGTCGGCCAGACCCAGATCATCGACACGCTTGGCTATCAAAGCGTGCACATCACCACTCAGGCGTTGGCGGCGTCGGTGACCGTCTCCAACGACCGCCAAAACTGGGTGGGGCCGGCAATTGTCGCCGTCTTGACCGGCTCGAACAATTTCGCCTCGGCCGTCGCCGCGAACGCCTCCTATTCGATCGCCGTGGTCGCTCGATACATGCGCTTCAGCGCGACGACGGCTGGATCGGCCATCGTGTTCCTGCGATCAACGCCATGGCAGGGCGCAAGCTATCTCGCCAATCAGCCGATGAACCTGGCGGCTGTGGTCGGCCAGACCGCGATCTCGGGCGGCGTGAACGGATCGGTCGCCATCGGCGGCAACATCGCCGCGGGCGCGGCGGAGACGGCCAATCCTGTCGCTATCGGCGCGATCAATCCGGCGGGCAACCGCACGCGGATCCTTTCCGACGCCAACGGAAATTTGCAGGCCGGCGGGGCTCTGCCGGCCGGCTATCAGCTGGGCTCGTACAATGTCGCCTACAGCCGCTACACCACGGCGGCCAACACGCTGACGGCGACGCAATCCACGATCAACCCGGTTCTCACCGGTGGCGTGGATTCTACGGGGACGGCGCGCAACGCCCTGACGGATACGTTCGGGTCCGCCATCGTCAGGCAGGCCCCGGCCGGAGCCGAGCAGTCGGTCAGTGAGCTGCTGGCGCAGCTGGTCGCCATCATGCGGGTGAATTCACACTATCTGGCCGATATCCGCGCCGCCTGTTTCGGCCAGACGACCGTTCCTCCCGGCGACGAACCCGACGCCCTCGCGCTCGACATGATGCGGCCCGAGACGCTGTTTTCCAACCTCGTGAACTAAAGGACATCAAGACATGCTTATCCAAGGCGTGGCGGGCAACCTGCCGAACTCTCGCCAATCCGCCGGCAACCCGACCGCGCCGGCCGGAACGTTCGGCGAGCTCTTCGTTTCCGAACTGAACCCGGTCTATTATTCGCTCCTGAAGGCCAACAAGGTCTTCTCGCTCAGCGTCGCCGGCGCGAACCCCTCGGCCTTTGTCGGCGCCGCCGCCGGCACGCCGCTGCTGGGCCTCTACAATCCGGCGACCTCGGGCGTCGACCTGGTGCTGTTGCAGGCGCGCCTGGCCATCCGCACCACCGGCACCGCGGCGGTGGCGACCGATTTCAACTTCTGGGGCGTCAACCAGGGCGGCGTCGCCGTCACCGGAACCCAGACCCAGGCCCGCAACATGTATTCCCAGGCCAACACCGGCTCGGCGGCCTATGGCATGGCCAACACCGCCAATACCGCCGCCCTGGCCTCGGCTCTGATCGCGCCCTCGGTCTCGATCGGCCTGACGGCGGCGACGGCGGTGACCAACGTCGGCGTCTTCGCCGACGATCTGAAGGGCCTGATCGTGGTGTCGCCGGGATCCTACCTGGCCTGGGGCGCCAGCGTGGCGCCGACCGCCGCGAGCGTCGACGGCGCGCTGCTGTGGGCGGAGATCCCGGCCTAG